TTAGAAGTAGCTCTTGGTATATCTCTTAATACTTGGTTTAACTTATCTCCAGCTTCTGCACCTTTAACACCTCTATCTGCAAAAGCTGCTAACACAGCAACACCTTCTTCAATATCTTTATTAACAACCTTTAACGCTGCACCCGATTTAGTTGTTAGAGCTTCAGAGAATTGTTGAACGGAAGCGTTGGCTAATTGGTTAGCTTTAACTAATACATCAGTAACTCTTGTAAGGTTTGTTAAGTTTTGTTCTGCGTCTTTTACAGTTAAACCCAATGCAGATTGTGCGTCAGTTGCGAGGTCAGTAGCAGTAGCCATATCAAACATACCTGCTTGTGCAAACTTTGTAACTTGGGGCAAAGCTGCTATTGATTGTTCAGCGTCTAAACCTGCTGAAGCTAAGAAGAAAAACGACTCTCCTGCGTCTTTTGCGGTAACACGGAATTGAGTAGCTACTTCTCTTGCAGCCCTTGTCATATCTTCCTGTTGTTGAACAGTTGTTTTCATAATCGCAAGTGATTGAGTCATAGCGTCATCAAATGCAACAAATTCTGTAAAAGCTTTACGAAGTGCAACAGCTAAGGCAACACCAACTGCAACCGCTGCCTGTTTTGCAAACTTAGACATTCCGCCCAAGCTACCACTGAGCTTACTCATGGACATCTTGGCTTGTTCAGTTCCTCTTGTTATAAAATTAATTACAACATCAGCACCTCTACCCATTGTTCCTGCCTTTTTTAATTTCCGCTTCTTGCATAGCTAGTCTTTTATCTCTTTCTTTATTCTCCCAAGTATAAAACGAAATCCACTCGTGATATTCCTTTAAGGGCATTTTATTTCTTAGGTCGGTAACAGTTATACCTAAGTCTCTCGCTAATTTAAATTGGAATGTTAGGTCTGGGTTATTCTGGAAATTCCTCTGCCGAAGCAGAGCCTCCAATACCGTTTAGGTCATTGATAGCTAAAAATATAATGTCAATAACTTGTGCGTCTTTTTCGTACAGAGCGTCAACATCTTCTTCTGACAACTCTGGCTCTACTACACAAGTCATTAACAACTTCTTTTGATAGTCAAATGCGTCTAGTTCGCCCGTTTCTAAAAGTTTCCCTAATTCTATTTGCATAGATTTAGTTATGCCTTTTATTTTTACACTAACGTCCCACTCATCAATCTTTAGTTCTTGGGTAGGGACATCTGGCAATGATTTAATATCATCAACTGATAGTCTTTTCATGTTTTCCTCCTTTAATTATTTATTAGTGAGTACCGCGTGTTACTGCACCGCTAACTTGTAAATCTGCTGAATATCCAACAACATCACCCACAGGGCTAGAAATAGAATAGTTTGTAAGTATCGCTTCGCCTGTGTACTTAACTTTACCTGAAGCAGTTCCCTCTGGGGAATACTCAAAAGATAAAGTTGCACTTTGACCTACAACTGCACCAAAAATAGCGTCAGCTGTTGCGTCCCACAAACCAGTCAAGCCCATAGTAGAATCTTTCAATCCAACTATGTATGTCTTGTTGCTTGCTCCTAATGTAGAAGTTTCCGCAACATCTGCTGTTTCTGGAAAATCAACATTATTTACATAAGTAGAAATATCAGTAAGTGACCCACCTGAGTTATCAAGTTTGAATACTGAACTTTTTCCATGTACAAATGCCATATTTTTTCTCCTTAATTATTTCGTCCAAAACCTACAATAGCATTTATTGTTGGTGTTGAACTTCCACCAATCGTGTTGTAAACACGAATGTATCTATTTATCGTTGTTCCACTATCCACAAATTTGACTTCCGAAGTTGCCGCAGTTGCTTGTGTGAAAGTTATTAAATCAACATAAGTTACATTATCTGCACTATGTTGAATTTTTACATCTCCAGTAGGACTTGTCCCACTAACAGAAGTAACAATTAAAAATGCGCCACACCCATTCGCAGTAGACGATGCATTGTCTTGCGCGCTTCCTTGCGCAGCTGTTGTAGTGAACGCAGAAGCAGTTAATACGTCGCCATTCCACATTCCCTCATCAGATTGCACATCAACAGAAGTTGCAACAATATCGCCCACTGGACTAGATACCGCATAATTAGTTATATTACCTTTTGTAAAAGTTGCAGAATCGCCTGTATCAAGACCGTCAATACCCATGACTAAATCTAAATCAGCTCCACCTAAAAGTGGTTGAAGTACAGCGTCAGCAGTAGCGTCAAAAAAACCTGTTAATGAAATCGTACCGTCTTTTTCCCCAGCTATATAAGTTTTTGCTGAATTACCAAATGTAGTTGACTCAGCAACGTCTGCTGTTCTTGAAGCGTCAGCACTATTGAAGTAAGTACTGTAATTAGCACTATTTACATAAACCTTTGTATCTTTACCATGTTTAAAAGCCATTATTTTTTACCTGTTCCTCTGCGTCTTCTTCTACGACTGCTTCCACTTCTAGAGCCAGTACCGTACTTCCCTTTATAACTATTATAATCTAACACTTATTCTTCTTCCCATGCTTCGTTGACTTCTGTATTAGGGTCGTCTGCTATGTAATGACCTTTATCATTTCTAGCTCGAACTCTATTCTCGTTCAACTTTTGCATTTCTTCTTCAGCTTCTCTTTTTAAATCCGCTTCAGTTTTCTTTACAATGATACCCTGTTCGAGCATCCATTTCTTTGACTTTGTTGGAATATCTTTTTCATCAAGCATATCGCCAATGGCATGCTCTTTGCTTCCAGACATAAATCCTATTTCTACTTTAAATTTCATGCTATTACCTCAACTGTAAATTCTACACCTAGATAATCAATATTGTTTATTGAATAAACCCCATAATTATCTGCTTCTACCACTCTAACAGATTGAGCAACGCCACCCAACGTTATATCAGATTCTATTTTAGTTTTAACACTAGAAGCACCGCTACTAGCCAAATACGAATCTAATGTTTCTTGACTATCTTGTGCGTCCACTCTTGATACATATAAAAATACAGGGATAGTATATCTATCAGCTCCTCTGGATTCAGTTAAGTCATAGTCAACAGTTTCCATTACACCGACTATTGCAGTAGGTGGCTCAATAGAATCGGGTACATACTTATAAACCATTAATGAAGAAATACTTTCAAGAGCAGTACCTATTCCATTTCTTATGTTTGTTAAACTCGCCATTATTTAGTTATCAACTTCTTTCTACTTTTTTTCCATTGTCTTTCAATATCTTTAGAAGTTATTGCCAACAATGCTCGCCTCTTGGCTCTGGTTTTATTATATCCTATTTTTAAGAATGGTACTATCGGCGTTCCTTTTTTAGCAATAGCTCTAGCAACCAAATATGGATTTAAACCCTTACGCCTTGACCAACCGACAAGAGCTTGTACGGGTGGAAAGTGTGGTTTGCTTCTTGACCATGGCTTACTTTGTCTAAAGTTTTCATGCATATAACCATGAACATAACTTGCATATTTTGCGTCAGCTTTAATACGAATACCAGCAGGTAAACGACCTCTTTGCATTACAGGATTATAAGTAATAGAATCTTTTAATTTCCCCGTGTCTTTTGGTACATGTTTTTTAGCTTCCTTAACAACAACCATACCTGTTGAGTTGTAATAAGTTCTTAAAGGTTTAGCACCTATCTTAGCTATATCTAATCTTTTTCTTAGTTGATTTATACCAAGTATCTTGACTTCATAATCAGACTTGGACATTAAAGAGTTCTTTTTTGATATGCCCTTATTAACTTTAAAGCGTCTGGGTCAAACTTATTAAACAATTCTCCCGTGCCTGTTTCTGGGTTTCCGTAAACAGAAAACGGACTATCTTTACGTTTCCATAAACGAGTAGCTTGAAGAAATGTAGCTTGTTCAATGGCTTGTGGTACTGCTGACCAACCCCATTGTGCAGTAATCTTAACTTGCTTAACAATAGTTGTATCAAAACGTTCACTACTTCTTGTATCTAATATAGAAATATTTGTTATTGGTTGATACTGAACACCTTGAACATCGTTACCAGCGTCTAAAGGTTTTGTATAAAAATCAGTATTTATTGTTAAAGTTTTATCGTGAGAGCCGTCATCAGTTGTATCAATAAGAAGCGCCAACCCACTAGGTGTAGATATATCTGGTACATCTAGATACAAAGGATTAATAGGCGTAAAGTATTTTGCGTCTGAGGTTGTTTGGTAGAAAAACCTACCGCAGTAAGCGTCAATCTCTCTTGACGCTGCCTCTACTGCATTTTCTAAATTGTCGTCTTGTCCGCTACCACTTAAACCTAAATAAGTTTTTAGTTGGGCTAAAGTTATGTAGCCATTCGTGATAGCCATAAGGAATTACTTACCTTTATTTTCAGCTGGTGCTTTAGCTTTTTTACCAAGTCCCCATTCCTTAGCTTGTAAATCAGATACTTCTTGGCCTTTAGCTCCAAGTAGTTTTCCTTTTCTCCATGCTTTTGGAAGTTGGTTATCAGTTGTTTCAGCAACTTTACCTGCTTCATCTATCCATACATATTTTTTTAATTGCATTTTTGCCTTTCCTGACTGCAACTCGCCCTTACCGTTAAAGCTTGAGCGAGTTACTAAAGTCATAATAATTTCTAAGTTACCCTTAGAAGTTTGTTATTTTAGCGAAAGCTGCTGCTCTATAAATAGGTAATCCCATTCTTACAGTTGCTTTCATAACAATAATATCCTTTGTGAAGTTAGCGTCATGGCTATCAGACATAGCAACTTCCATACCTTGTCTTGCGACTATATGGATAGCTTGTCCACCACCAAATACACCAACTAAACAATCTCCAGCTGAAGTTTCTGTTGAACTAACAACAGGAACACCCCATAGTCTTGGTGTTACAGCGTCGCCGAAGCTACCAGCTCCAACAAATAGAGGGTTTAAAGCTCCACTTGTTGTTACTGCATTTACTTCAGTTACAACTTGATACCAATCAGATGGGTGCATAATAATTGCGTCTGGATTCATAAAAGCATCTTTCTGAATTTCAGTGATTGCTTCAAATATTTGACCAATTCTCTTTAAGTTTCCACTAAAAGAAGAATAGTTAAATGAATTGATTCCAGTCTTGTTAAGGATACCTGTTAAGTTCACGCCTGAGCCTGAACCACCGATGATTTGGTCAGAAATTGTT